AATGAATTATATCGTTTAAATTTTCTTTCGGCTTCTTTTATGTCTTTTGCCCATACATAATATATTTCTTCATCTTCCAAGTCCATATCATATATATGATCTTTTTCGTCTGTCCATATTTGTGTATCGGATATTTCTTTACCTACGATTTTACCTTTTATTAATTCGAATTTATATTCAGGAATGCCAACACTAAATCCATCTTTACCATTCAACAATATATAAAGTATTATTCCTAAAACTAAAAAAAATAAATATTTGTATAAGTTTTTCATATATATAATATATTATTTTAAAAATCATCGTCTAAATTAAATTCATGATTTGAATCCATTTCAGGATTTGCAACATTTGAATATTCACCAACACGTTTTTCAAAGAAATTTGTTTTTCCTTGAACTGAAATCATTTCCATCCAATCAAATGGATTACTTGAATTATAAACTTTATCAATATTCAACATTTGTAGTAATCTGTCAGCAACAAATTCAATATATTGTTTCATTAGTTCTGAATTCATACCAAGTAATGAACAAGGTAATGATTCTGTAATAAATTCTTTTTCAATAGTTACTGCTTCTTCAATAATTTGTTTGACTCTTTCTACACTTGGTTTATTTTTGAGATAACTATGCATTAAAACAGCAAATTCAGTATGTAGTCCTTCATCTCTACTAATTAATTCATTACTATGGCATAATCCAGGCATAAGCCCTCGTTTCTTTAGCCAAAAAATTGAACAGAATGATCCTGAAAAGAAGATACCTTCGACAGCGGCAAAAGCAATACATCTTTCACCGAATGAACTAGTATCACTAATCCACTTTAAAGCCCAATCAGCTTTCTTTTTGACAGATGGAATAGTTTCAATCGCATTAAATAATTTATGTTTTTTACTTGAATCTTTAATTAATGTATCAATAAGTAATGAATAAGTTTCACTATGAATATTTTCAATAGCAATTTGGAAACCATAAAAGCATTTTGCTTCTAATAGTTTAACATCATTGCAGAATCTTTCAACTAAATTTTCATTTACAATACCATCTGAAGCAGCAAAGAATGCTAAAACATTTTCAACAAAATAACGTTCATTATCAGTAAGTTGCATAAAATCATCATAATCTTTAGATAAATCTAATTCTTCAGGTGTCCAAAAGTTTGCCATTGCTTTCTTATATTCTTTCCAAATATCATCATGTTGAATCGGAAAAATAACATATCGATTTTGTTCTTCAGAAAGGAGGATTTCATGAATCTTTGATTCAGAATTTTTAGATGACATTATATAATATTATAATTAGATAATTTTTAAATATATTAAAAAATTCAAATTATAATAATATAATATATTATGAAATCATTAATATTTGATTTAGATGATACATTATTAATGAGTCATACATATAAAAAATACAGCGATATTATACCGAATAATGATTTAAATTATATTTTAGATAATATACCTAATCCTAAATATTTATATACCAATGGAACTTATGGTCACGGTACAGATGGTTTAAATGCTATGGATTGTATAAATAGTTTTAAATATATTTATGCAAGAGATACAATACCTTATATGAAACCTGATTTTGAATCATTTAATCATGTTAATAATAGTATTATGTATGATCACGAAGATTTTAATAATAAAATATTTTTTGATGATTTGTCAACTAATTTATATACGGCATATAATATAGGATGGGAAACTGTTTGGATTCACCCTGATGCAGATAATAATCATAAACCATATTATATAAATCATGCATATACAAATGTTGTAGATGCATTATATTCAATAAATTTAAATTAAATTAAATATTTTCTATAATATATGAATTAGAAAATTCAGAATAGTTAAATATTTCTTATATATGGAATAATACCAGATAATGATTATTCTATTAATTTTATAATACGCCCGCCCCCCCTGTCCTATCACCCACACCCTGACACTTGCCGTATACCGCTCCGGCTCGCCTTTCACTCCTGGGTATCCATTTGCAACCACCATAATATCCACCGCCTCCTTCCCCCACTGTATTATTATTAATACACCCTGTTTTAGTTTTACATCTAGTGCAATCAATTTCACAATTTGGATTTAAATTTATTTCTGCTGCACCAACTCTAAAACCATTATTACAATTACATCTATTCATAACATGATATAATAAAAATGCAATAATTATAAATATGAAAATATGTTCTAATTCAATTTGTAAGTCGCTCATTTATATTAATACATATATATTTTTTTAAAAATAAATTAAATATTATATTCAATAAATTTAAATTAAATTAAATATTTTCTATAATATATGAAGTTTCCTATATTTAAAAATAAATCTGAATTAGAAAATTCTATATGGTCAAAATATTTCTTACATATATATGGTGAAATACCAGATAATAATTATCCAATTGATTTAAATACATTTTGGATATTATATACAGATATTTTAGAAAAATATGATATCTTATTAACTGATAAATGTATAAATGATAAAAATTGTCATATTATATGTCCAAAAAATAATGGTGATTTATATAGTAATATGTCTTATATAGATGATATGAAAGATACAATGTGGATTTATCATAAACCACCATTTAAAGCATTATCAGATAATAGTATAGTTGAAATCGTTCATACTAGTGGTGGTTATTCAGTACAAAAAATGATAGAATCTACGGGTTCATGGATGTATTATGCAAAAGGAAGTGGTATATATTTTGATATTGGGAAAAGTATATCATTTATAGACCATAGTGAAAGTGTTAAACATTTTTTAAATATAGATATTAGTTGTCCTTTAAGAGAAGAATGTGCATATTATTTCCGAGATCTTTTTACAAAAGCAAAAAACGAGGGTTATGATTCAATACAATATTTAAGACATTACGATATGAGATGCGGTGATACAGGAATTGAAATAGTTGATTTACATGGTATAGGTGCATATTCATGTGGCAATAAAACAGAATATAATATTAAATCAGGATGGTTAGGTAAAAATACATGTATATGTGATAATCATAAACAATCAGTAAATTGTAAGGTCAACGATAACATTATTGGTGGATATGATGTAACAAAACCAGATGATTTTAGATTTGAGTTTATGAAACATCATATGAATACTTATAAAATGTTTATATTGTTAATATTATTATATATAATATCATTTATTACAATAATATATTATTCATATAAATATTTTAATAAAAAGAAAAAAAATATGTTTATAAGTTTTATATTATTTTTATTGTTAATATATTGTTATTTATTATATATAATATTATATCGTTTTCAATAAAATATTTCTATAATATATATTAATTGTATTACACTTTAATTATAATTATTTTTTTAATTATATGAATTCGAAAATTCAGAATGGTTAAAATATTTCTTATATATAGAATAATTCAGCTCAAGAACTCCTTCGTTTTCTCTCTCTCTCTCTCTGCTCCCTCTGTATTATGACTCTCGATCCATCTCGTATGCTGCCTCTCTCTCTCTCTCTCTCTCTTCGTCTCTCTTCTCTCTCGCTTTCTTATCTTTCTCCTCTTTCTCTATCCTCTCTTTCTCTCTCAGGAGCCGTGCAGCTTCCTCCTCAGCGAGCGCCATAGCTTGGTGGGTTTTTTCGATGTCGATCTCAAGTTCGGTTAAGGCGCCGGCGCCCCCGGCGACCAGCCCCTGCGACCCGGACGGCCACACGGCGCCGGCCCTCTCAGCGGGGATGCCCATCAATAGTTCCCCCTCCCCCTCACAAGATGACGGCCATAACCAACGATGATGCCATCGGCAACCGCCCGAATATCCTCCGGCCCTCTCCGCCGCTGTCAAACCTGGATCTGGGCGTCCCACTGCCTCGCAAAACACCTGTGACTCGCATCCAGTGCAAGTGTGATCACACTTTACACCACCAACACTGAAACCATTGTTACAACCACACCCTCTACCTATAAAATGATAGAGCATAAAAGCAACAATTATAAATATGAAAATATGTTCTATTTCTATTTTCATATCAGACATTTATACTTAAAGACATATTTTAATTTAAATTAATATTTCTATAATATATATGAATGGTATTACTTTACTAATAATCGTTGTTATTATTGGATATTTTTATAATAATAGATATCCACAATCTACTAAATATAAGATTTATTTTGGTATTGGATGTACAATATTTTTAACTTTTCTTTATTTTATGAATTATCAACAACCATTTGTTTATAAAATGGCTAAAAATGTCCGAGATATACAAACTCAACCATTACATACTGCAATACCAGATTTCCATACATCTACAATAAATAGTAATAATGTTAAATATCAATTGGCAAATAAACAAGGATTAAGATGTACTAATTGCAGAAATCCTATAATGTTAGAAGACGTTAATAGTTATAAAATGAGTTATATTATACCTATAGATCAGGGTGGTAGTAATGATCCAACAAATCTAAAACTGATATGTCCTACATGTTTTCAATTTAGAAATTAAAAAATATATGTTTTATTATATGATAAATTATATAATTTGTATTTTTATAGGTATATTTATTTATTTATATATAAATAATATAAATAAATTTTTAATTCCATTTGATTTAAGTGAGTTAATTACATGTAAATCTACAAAATGTACAGAATTAGGTGATTGTGAAGAACAATGTTATGCAACAATGATGTATAGGGATGATACAATATATGGACGCCTTAAAAATATGAAAAAATCTGAACCTTCTATAGCAAAATGGGAAGAAAATTTAATGCGAATATTAAATATGAAATATAATATTATGGATAAACAAAATTTTCCTATACAATATGATGATTTTCATAGTATATCGCCTGCATCATGGTTAATTAATAAAAGTCAAGTTCAAATTTCATTAATTGATATATTTTCAAGTATACCAATTAATAAAGATAGAGATAATGGAAATTTTAGATTAGTATTCATTGCTTTCGATGATAGATCATTATCCGATGATAAGCGATATAGTTTTCATTATGTTATATTTGGAAGATATTATAAAATTTATAAAAGTGAGTTTGAAGATGATATGGAAGTTGATAGTATATATATGTTAGATTCTAAACATAGAGTAATTAATAAAAATAATGATATATTAAATAGTCCATGGTTTAATATGAATTTTAATTATTATGAAAAACCAGGTAGTTATAATGAATTTGAAAGTTTTGACTGGTCAAAAGATGATTTTGGAACACGTAAATTAATTTTTTTCCCTATAACAAATGTAGATTTATCAGATATTAATCCAAATAAAGATGAGGATGAGTTGATGATTGAAATATTACTTACAAATCCAGAATATGATGGAACATTAGATAGTGATGAAAATACAGCTTTTAGCGATTGGATGCGTAGAACAGAAACTGGTATAGATGATCCGAATAAAATTTATGATTGTAGTGCTGGAGGACAATGTGCTGATGGATATGGTGGTCTTGGTGGTGGTGGTAAATATAGTGCTGGCGGTGGATATGGTGGTGGAGCGATCGGTGATAGCGGAGGAGGCGGTGATAGCGGATATGGTGGAGGAGGCGGTGATAGCGGAGGAGATACACTTACTGAAGAAGAGCAAAGAATTCAAAGAGCTATTATAAATAATGAAATTGTAATATTGAATGCAGGATGGATCTCATTACAATTTGATGTAAAAAATTTATATAAACATAATACATCAAATGATGCATTATATCTAGAATTTGTTCCAATTTCTAGAACAAGTGAAATAGTAAGTGAAGATTTTGAAATACTATATCAAGAAAGAGCTGATGGTTTTAGATATGTTGGTTAATATTTAAATATATTTTTGATTATATTTCATCTAAATCTAATTCATCTAATTCATCTAATTCATCTTCTGGTTCTTCTTTTTTTTTAAAATTATATATTTGAATTTGAAAATCTTTTATTTTATCTTTTTCAACTTTTATACCTATAATATTCTCTATCCAAAAATTTATTATATGAGTTAATATTTGATCTTTATTGGTTAATACATTTATTGATAGAAATGGCTGAACGCAATTATCATTAATATGTATAATATCACTCTTGCTACCTCCAAAGCTGTACGTTTCTCTAAATAATAAAAATACATGAGCTAAATAATCTTTTGGATTTTTACCAACATCATTTTTAAAATTAATAACTATATCTACTAAATATATTTTTCCAGATTCAATCTTACTTAATAAATCTGTATCATTAGATATTATATCAATATTTATTTCGTCTGATAAGTTCTGTTCTGCTAATATTTCTATCATATAATCCTGCTCGACAATATGTTCTAATGTACTAACAATAGTTTCTTCATTAGTGTCAGCTTCTAAAAATTCACTTATTGCTTCATAATCTTCACTTATATCATCTTCAGTTACACCTATGATATTAAAAAATTTTAGAATACCCATTAATACACAATCTCCACCAAAATCTTCTATTAATTCAGATTGACATTCTATCAAATCATCTGGACATTCTATATTTCTAAGTACATCCTTT